ACAGTATGCAGAACGGGTTTACGGCTAAGAGCTTTATCTTCCCTGATACCCGTACCCGTGTAGACTTTAAGACGTACACCCAGTTTAGCAACAACCAGACTATTCTTGAGGGCTTTGAGTTCGGATTCCCTGATGCTAAGGGCTTGAACATAGGTGCTTGGCTAGATGAGTACCTTGGGGATGCTTCATTGGTAAATACCCTTAGGTTCCGACTAGCTACTAGGGATGCTAAGATGGGTATAGGCTTTACTCCGATTGATGGCTATACTCCCTTTGTGGCAGAGTACCTAAAGGACGTAGAAACGCTACAAACTCGTCATGGTGTGCTAATAGATAGGGAAGTTCCTATTAAGCAGTACAGTCCATCTAGGGACGCATCAGTGGTGTACCTGCACTCAGATGAGAATCCTTTTGGTGGCTACGAGCGTATTGCTAAGGACCTTAGAGGCAGACCAGAGGAAGAGATACTAGTTCGTGCTTACGGGATACCTGTAAAGAGCATGACTTCTTTGCTGCCCCTGTTCAACACTGAGGTAAATGTACTGAACGAGGAGCCAAACAAGTACGGTATGTCTTTCCCTGACATTTCTGACCAACACAGGTACACTTGTTACCAGGTAGTTGACCCAGCAGGTGCTAGGAATTACGTAGCGATATGGGCAGGAGTAAACGAGAAGGGGGATGTGTACATCCGTAAGGAGTGGCCTGATAGGAATTATTACGGGGAATGGGCGGTGTTTGGAGATCCTAAGTGGCGTTATGGGCCAGCATCAAAAAAGATAGGGGATAACGTACAAGGATATGTTGATCTGTTTGAAGAGATAGAGGAAGATATTGGGATAGAGGTATTCGAGCGTATAGGTGATAGTCGTTACTTCGCTAAGGAGAACTCTGATAATGATGACTTGTTTACTGAGTTTGACGATTGTGGCATGACCTTTATTCCGTCTGATGGCAGGATGGAGGAGATAGGCATTAGCGCGATAGACGAGTGGTTTAGTTACAACCCGAATGTACCGATAGATTCCGCTAATCGGCCCAGGTGCTACATTCACGAAGACTGCGGAAACCTAATAGACTCTTTAATTAACTATAACGCCTCTGGTAAGGCAGATGAGCCACTGAAGGACTTCTTTGACATTATTCGGTATTTGCGAATGGTGAATGGTGGAGATGGCCCAGATCATGTACTTTCCAGGAGCATGATGACAACTAAAGTAGGATCAGGATATTAATTATGGCTAAAGTAAAACTAACTAAACTGGCAGCTCAGTTCGCCCAAGACTTCGATTCGTTCTTTGAACTAGCCAAGAGCAAGCTATCTGCTGATATGCTTACTGGCAAAGGGAAGAATACTTGGGTAGACGAGGAAGGCCAAAAGATCCTAATTGACTGTATGTACGTTGAGGAGATTGTTCCTAAGCACTACAAGGGCAAGGTATTGGCAGAAGCCCCCAATCCTAGCTACGTGTTCGCTTACATAAACGAGATACAGATGAAGGTTCCAGTTGTTATTGCGAGGAAGTATAAAGGAAAGATGAAGGGCAAGACAATAACGATTGAAATGATAGAAGATGTCAGAGGACGAAGCTATAGACACGTTGCGTGAGTTGGTTTTAGACCCTGACTTCATAGAAGAGCAAGTGGATAGGCTACTTGCTTGGGAGATTTTTGTGCGGTACGTTGAGGGCAAAGATCAGCAATATATAACCCCATCAGAATTGTGTGATAGAATAGGGGTACATAAGTGGTACATTAGCCACCTTCTAGAAGACATTAAGAAATCAAAAAGATTTTATGCAAAGTGATTCAGTTTCAGAGTCACTAACCTACGTTAGTGCTGAACCAGATATAGAGTCCCTTCGTTATGCTTACGACCAGTCAGTGGTTGAGCTTGAAGCGTACTTTGATCTGTGCAGAGAGAGTTATGACGAACGCCGTAATTGGTGGCCTGGAAAGAGCAGGGATCTTCGCAAACACGGTGCTGATGCTTTCCCCTGGGAAGGTGCATCTGATATGGAGAGCCATGTTATTGACGAGCGAATTACTAGGCTTGTATCCCTGTTTATGGCTTCTCTGTCTAGGGCTAATATTAGGGCTTTCCCAGTAGAGGTTCAGGACGTAGCCAGAGCTAAGGTAGTTTCTAACTTTCTTAAGTGGATGATTTCCTCTGGGTACATTTCTCGCTTTAGCCGTGAGATGGAGCTAGGTGCTAACTACTTGCTAGAGCGTGGATTGCTTATTAGCTACGTAGGATGGCACTCAGAGGACAGGAAGTTTCTTCAGAGGCTAGACCTTAACCAGATAGCCCAAGTAAGCCCTCAGTTGGCAGAGATGATTCTTGCTGGTCAGAACGAAGACCAGATGGTAGCTATGCTCCAACGCACCTTTGATGGCGTTACAGTTAAGCGAGCAAAGAAGGCACTAGCTGAACTAGCGGATGTTGGCTCTGCTGAGTTGCCAGTTGTTCGTCGTCAGGTAAATGCCCCAGAGGTAAAGACACTAGCACCTGATGGTGACTTTATCTTTCCTCCGTATGTTACAGATCCACAACGTGCGCCTTACTGTTTCTGGAAGACGTACTACACTGCACAGGAGCTACAGAATAAAGTAGCTACTGACGGATGGGACGAAGATTTTGTTGATTTGGTCATAGATAGATACCGTGGTGTAAATATAGACTCTATAGAAAGGGAGCAGGAGGGACGGCGCTCTTTGAGCCTTACTGACAACGCTTACGAGGCTGAAGAGCTGATAGAGATAGTTTACGGGTTTCAACGTCTAGTTGACAAGGAGGACGGCTCCGAAGGGATATACTGCACAGTATTCCACAAGGAGTTTAGTGGCGATGGTGATGTACCTGGGTTCGCAAAGTTCGAGTTGCTTAATGGCTACGAGGACTACCCAGTAGTAGTTACTAAGCTATCTGAAGACAGCAAGCGACTGTACGATACGATGACTGTCCCAAGTCTACTCAAGGGAATACAGCAACAAGTAAAAATAGAACGCGACAGCCGTATTGACAGGAATAGCCTTGCTACCGTCCCTCCAATTTTGCACCCAGTAGGACAAGCTCCTACAGACTGGGGACCAGGAAGGTACGTCCCGTATCGTCGTAAGGGCGATATTGATTTTGGACCTACTCCTCCGTACAATCAAGGATCTCTTGAAATGGAGAAGACAATGGAGCAGCAAGCAGATAGGCTTGTTGGTTTAGATGAAGTGTCTCCAATCTCGCAGATTAGGAAGCAATTCCTGGTTGATAAGTTCCTGACGCATTGCGCTGAGGTTATTTCCCAGTGCTATCGTTGCTTCCAGCGATTTGGCCCAGACCAGATATTTTTTAGGGTTACAGGTGTGCCTGACCCACAAATGTTCAATAAAGGGAATGCTGATGAGAACTTCGATGTTACAATTAGCTACGATGTTCTTAACACAGACCCAGAAAAACAAGAAAATAAACTAAATCAGATGGTTTCCCTCCTGCAACTAGATCGCAATGGGAGGATAAATGTAGATAACTTGCTAACATTGATAGCAGGTTCTGTTGATCCAGTGCTGGCTGATGGGGTTCTTGAGCCTGTTGAGGTTGCACAGGAGAAACTACTTAAAGATATTACAGATGACTTATCAAAAATTTATTCGGGGATCGAAGTCCCAGCGCGTCCAAGCGGCGCTCAAGCGGCTTTACAAGTTATTCAGCAGTACAGTCAGCAACCTGACGTCCAGCAACGCTTACAAGAAGATGAGGCTTTTGCTGCGCGTCTTCAGAAGTACGCTGGACAATATCAGTTCGCTATACAGCAAGCTCAAAACGCGCAAATAGGTAGGATTGGTACGCAGCCAGCCCAAATGGGGCAGATGCAAACCCAAGATATGCAGCAGTAATGCCTCAATCAATATACGATAATATAAACAAAGATCAACTTGCTTTTAAAAGAGCAAAAGATTTAGAGTGGAAAAAGTTTGTTAATAAAATGGACAAACTTAATGTAGTTGATAGTGCAAGGCCAAGCAGAAAACAGTTTGAAACTACCTTTGATCCTGAAGGCTCAGGATATGATTATGTTTCGGCAGTAAATGCGGGGTTGGCCCCTCGTCCAGATGAAAAAGGTGAATATCATTGGGATAGTCGAGTCCCTGGTTCTGGACTTTTGTTAAAAGGGAAAAAACATAAAACATGGGGAAAACTTGAGCAGGGCGAAAAAGAAGCTGGATATGAGATTTTTAAAAAAGGTAGTCGCCTTGGTCTTGGTAAGCATAGGTATTACTCTCGTCCTGCCAATTAGTATTGATATGCCAGACAATCAAGACAGTTATGCTTTTGCACGTAAAAGAGCAAAGGATAAGTTCAATCAAGAACTGTACGAGCAAATAGCTTTACATGAAGGCGTAGAACCTAGTGTGTACAAAGATACTAAGGGCAAGCGTACTATAGGCATAGGGTTTAACCTGGACGAGCCTTCTAATCGGAAAAAAGCAGAAGCAGTAGGACTTAATGTTCAGGATATGCTTTCTGGGAGAACTCTTTCCGATAAAGAAATAAAGATGCTGTACAACGAGTCCATTAAGCAAGCAGCTAATGACGCTAATGCTTTTTTACCTAGAGCTGGTAGGCAACCACCAGTGGTTCAAAAAGTATTAATAGATATGGCATTTAATTTAGGTTTAACTAAACTAAATAAATTTGAAAAAATGCGAGAGGCACTTTTGGAAGGTGATTACAACAAAGCTGCTGACGAAATGATAGACAGCAAATGGTACAATCAGGTGGGGAACCGATCTAAAACACTAGTAGATATGATGCGATCCGCAGCACAATGAATATAGAAGAAGACCTCAAGACCCTATCCCACCACGAACATTTTGCAAGATTTATTCAGCTCATTAACGCTCTTCGAGAAGAGTGTATAGCTGATATGCACGAAGCTGACATAGACAAGCTTCAACAACTTTCAGGACGGATAA